TAACCGAAAAGATACGGTTGCTTATACACCTGATAAATCAGTAATTGACGCAAAAGAGCAAAGAGTGTTAGCGCTGATTAATACCAGCAAAAAAGTGGATGACCTAATGTCTATTAAAGAAATTATACCGGTTGCCCTCCAGGATGACTTTAACAATAAACTAAAGGAGTTAGAAAAATGAAATTCAGATGTTCAGCATTAGGTAACCTTATGGTCGAGCCTAAGTTAAAATCGGAAACTTTATCCGAAACTACTAAAACTTACTTGCGCGAAAAGTACATTTTTGAAAAATATAAGCGCTCAAAGTTTGTAGAAAGTAAATATATGACAAAAGGCACGGAAGTGGAGGAGGAAAGTTTAACGCTACTATCAATTGTTACGCGTAAGCTTTATAACAAGAATGAGAAGCTTCTTTGGAATGATTGGGTGATAGGCACACCGGACACATACGAAGGTGATACAATTGAGAATGCTATTACTATTATCGATATAAAATCATCCTGGGATATATTCACATTTTTTGCCTCCAAAGAAGAGAAATTAAATAAGATGTACTATTGGCAATTACAAGGTTATATGTGGCTTACTGGAGCAAAAGTTGCGCATCTTGCCTATTGTCTTATCAATACACCGCAAAAGTTAGTAGACGATGAAATTCGTAAGTTGACATTTAAGTATATGTCAGAAGATGAGTTTAAATTAGCCGAGCAAAATATTATTAAAAACGCATCTTATAATGACTTGCCCTACGAAGAGAAAATTCATACAATTACAATTGATAGAAATGACGATGACATCGAGAAACTTAAACTTAAAATTGAAGAGTGCCGAAAATATATCAGCGAAAAGTATGGTTACGAATCCTGATCATTATGGCGGTGACCAACCATATGAAGTTATAAAAGTGATTGAAGCTTGGGAATGTAACTTTAACATAGGTAACGCCATTAAATATTTAGGTAGATATAAAAAGAAATTTAACCCAACCGAGGACCTTAAAAAAGCGCTTTGGTATATTCAAAGAGAAATTATGATTATCGAATTAGAAGGCGCATTTGAGCGCTGGTTAGCCGACCATCTACAAAAAGGCACTATTAAGCAAATCGATGGAATGTTTGTCTATGGTGATAGACGCGTAAGCAAATTTGAACTTCAATTAATATTTAAACAAACAATTAAAAAATGAGAAATAGAAGTTTAAACAGCATCCAACCAGGTACATCATTCCGATACGATTTTGAAGTAGTCAATAAGGTATTTGCTAAAATCGGTAAAGAGTGCAACTTAAATAATATCGTATGTTATATCAAAATAGACCCAATTCTAAAACTTCAGGCATACCAAATGTTAGCCGGGTTAGAAGGTTACACAATGTCCGACTTGTTAAATGACTGTCTACAAAATTACTTGGACAAATGCGCTAAAAGAAACCTAAAAATTGATACCCAACACCATTCTTTTTCCCAAATAATTGAGCAAGAATTGAAGGAATGGCTTAATTTAGAAGGATGAAATTAGTGAGGTATAATTATGTAGTGCTTTATTCAGCTTGTAACGAGTTTAGAGAAATCCTATGGAACGGCGTAATATTCTATATGAATGATGAGTTTCCGATTGATGAGTTCCAGTATTTATTAGATAGCGGATTTATATGGGGAAGAGAGGCGTCAGTAACTGAAAAAGCAATGTGTTATCATACCTACGACACAACAAACCATTCAGCGTGTAGTTTAAACGGAGTGCAATTTTATTTAGATTATGAAAGAAAGTATTAAAAAAGAAATATTAGCGGTTTATCCACATATGGACACTAAAGAGATTGTCAAAAAGTACAATGTATCGATAACCAAAATATATAATTTAACACACTACCATAATGTTAAAAAATCGCAAGAATATCTTGACAACTGGAAGCTATCAGGTAGAGGTCGAATGATACACCACGGAGCTAAACACCGGTACGAAAAAGGCAATGTACCATTTAATAAAGGTAAAAAAATAAGTGACTACCTGGATAAAGAGGTAATTGAGAAAATCCAAAAGACAACTTTTAAAAAAGGTAATCTACCTCATAATACTTTATCCGATGGGGCGGTTACTTTGAGGCGCGATAAAACTGGTATATCATATTATTATTACCGGATCAGCAAGGCTAAATGGATGCCATATCACCATAAACTATGGATAGATGTCCACGGCGAAATTCCAAAAGGTTACATAGTAGTTTTTAAGGACCGCAATACTTTAAACTGCAAACTTGAAAATTTGGAACTAATTACCAGGCGCGAAAATATGCAACGCAATTCCATCCAGCGCTATCCTAATGAAATCAGACAAACAATAAAAACATTAACTAAACTTAAAAAAACAATCAATGGCAAGGAACAAAATTAACGACTTAAGAAATCATTTATTTGAAGTAATTGAAATGCTAAAAGATGAAGAGCAAAATTCGATGACTATCGAAAAAGCAAAAGCAATTGTAGATGTTAGCCAGGCTATCATTAACACAGCTAAAGTTGAAGTGGATTACATCCGCGCAACGGATGGTGTGCGTAGGACTAACTATGAAACTGAATTTCTAAACTCTAATCTACTTGAAAATGAAAAAAATTAACATCGACCTATTAATTAAATTCTTGCAAGTTCGTAGGTATAATGGAGTGCCGACAAAAATTGATATTTTAGCATCAATATCTAAAACTCAAACTCGTACATTAACTCCCCCAAACTGGCAATGGCATTAAAAAAAACTGAAAAAGAAAAGTTAGCAATGACACTATCACTTCTTGTAAATGAGTTTAACCAGCTTAAAAAAAATGGTCAGTTTAAGGAATGCATAGGCATCGAGAAAGCAATTGACATTATTAAACAAGTTTACAAATGACTAAATGTGACGGCATCGAATGCCCAATTAAACACCAATGCGCAAGGTTTACTATTAAAGCTGAGGATATCCAGTGTTATCTAACCTATCCTCCTTATAAGGATGGCAACTGTAAATTTTATATCTCGACTAAACCCGAAATAAAAAAAGTTAAAAAATAGTTGTCATTTTGTATATATTGAATTACTTTTACAAAAAAAAATTATGAAGCTACTGACTAAACAACTGATTGACCTGGTAAACCAGGATTTATCAAAAGAGCAATTGATTGCTGAAATTACTAAAATGCAAAGCTTAGAGATTGAGCATATATCTCAGGCATTCCGCACCGGTTGGATAACTCAAGACAAATGGAGTTTAGACCTTGAGATTTATGACCATATTATGTCGCGTTACAATGAGGAAAGTATGACTTATGATGAATATTATTCATTAAAGAAAAGTGTTAATTTTTGGAAAAAAGTTAATGATATTACTAAAGGAGGTCAAGATGCCTAAGCAAACCGTTACAATTTGTAACCAACTGAAATAGTGCAAGGAGAAGCACTGCATAGATAAAAAATCCTGACAGCTTGGAAAGACAAGCATTTATAAATGAAAATTTACATCGCAATATTATCAGGTATAATTACTTATCTAATTTTAAAAATATTAAATCCTAAGAAAAAATGAAAACCTATCCAAACAATGCAGCGTTTAATGAAATAACAGGTCTAACTAAACGTGAATATTTTGCCGCTATGATAATTAGTAGTCACTGGGCGGATAATAACGAAAATTCAGGATTTACTGCTGAAGATTATGCAAAAATATCAGTTGAAATGGCTGATGCTTTAATTGAAGCTTTGAATAAAGATAGTAGTCCGAAACCATCGGACATCTAATTGAACTATTCGGTTTTTTCGACCAGTTGGTGTAAGCGGGAATGAATACCGCCACGGGTAACAACCATATGTCTAAGATTAACTAAAGGCTAATCGAAGCGTGGAAAATATGGGGATGAGAGTTCGAACCTCTCACTGGTCACTAACACTAATCTTAAAAAAATGAAAAAACTATTATTATTGTTACTTTTAAGTAACGTGGCTTATGCCCAGGACTCTTTATACACTAAAGAGCAACTAACAGCTACCGGTAAGTTATCTTTAACTACCATTTATCTCAACCAATGTAACCAGCTTGTAACACTATTGCCTAAAGTAGTGTTTAACGATTACAATTTTAAAAATGACATCCCGGTAAACAAGTTTGTTACAAAAAGACGCGAGAATGTTAATGATGCAACAGTTAAATTTAATGCCTACTATTCTGAAAATTACCGCGATATTACACCATATGCCGACAAAAAAGAATTAGTAGATGGCATCCTTTACTTACAAGGTATTATTGAAAAATTAAAAGGAGGTGTAAAATGAGCTTATTAAAATTAATTCGCGAAAAGCATAAAGAGTTAGATCATTTTGATTTTTATAATTGGGTACAATTAAACGATTGGGAGATGCTGATGGAGGAAGAGAAAGCTTTAATTGATGCCTATAATCATGGCGCTGTGCAAGGTTATGAATATGCAAATGCATACACTAAACAACCGCTTAAAAGTGGTGTAGATTATGTAAAAGAAAAATATGAAAGGTAACATTATTCAATATAGCAACGGTGAATTTATAGTTCACTACGAATATCAAACTGAACTTGGTCAGCACCTTTACCAGGAATTACCAATTCATCCATTTTATCGCAACGCGACATTTGAAATTGATGAAGAGGTTAACTTTCAATATGCGAAAGAATGTGAGTTCCACTTTCCAGCAACTTGCCAATGTAATGACTTGCGCTTATATGCTCTACCAATAACTAAAAAAGAAAAGAAATTTGATTCCTGGTTATTTATTTTAACACTAATTACTTTTTTACTTTTAATGGTTGACGCATTTAGTCAAGGTGTATCTATTCAATCAGGTAACGGTGCATCGCATATGGATGTCGCTTATTTAAAAAAATGCAATGTCCAAACTTTACGCATCCAACTAAAGCCTATTTATCGCGCTCAAAAATATAATGTAACTCCTAAATTAGCATTTAATTTGGAATTGGGATGGGCGCTAAGAATAGTGGACGAGTGTAATAAAGTGGGAATTTTACCCGTGATAGCATTTAATGAGGTACTACTTACACCTGAACTTTCAGATGAATTACCAGCTTTTTGGACGGATGAAAATTTAAATAATGCTTACTATAATGTAAGTAAGGTAGTAGAGAAGTTTGCTAATAAAGTTTATGCATATGAATTTATTGGTGAACCGGTGCTAATTGATAGTGGTCGTGTTATAACTCCTCCACGTTTGGAAGAGTTTTACATTAAAGCTTTAGAAGTAGTTAGGCAACGTGATCAAAATGCTTATTTCATCCTTACACCTGGTCCGTGGGGAATGCCTACCAATTATGGCAAATTTGTGCCGTTTAAAATAATTGATGATAAGCTAATGTATAACTTCCATATGTACTTACCTTTCACATATACGCACCAAGGTTTGGATAATAGACCGAAAGGAGTTTTATACCCGAATGAAAATTTTAACGCAGACACTATTTTAAAGCGATTTAAGGTGGTTTCGGAGTGGAGTAAGAAATATGGCTATCCTATCTTTTTGGGTGAGTTTAACGCGGTTAGATGGGCAAAAAATAGTGGAGCATATGTCCAGGATGTAATTAACGCTGCTAAACTTTATAACTTCCAGTGGTGTTATTTTGCTTACCGTCCTAATTATATTTTTTGGAATCCATATTATGGCATTGCAAACACCAGCGCACTACCGGTTAATTATTATTTAAGAAATTACGGCATCGATAGCCAACAATGGCTAATGCTAATTTATAACTTTCAAAATGGAAACACTAATTAAAATGGCACTATACATAATGCCACTAATGGGAATAGGAATTATAATATCACTAATACTTGAATTTTATGAGAATAAGCGAAAACGGGATTAATCTAATTAAATTTTTTGAAGGCTTTTGTCCAAAGCCATATAAGT